TCCTCAACTACAACAGCAGTTTCAACAAGTAATAGAAACGCAAGTTGCAGCTAAAATTGATGAGTATTTGGAAGAAATGTTCTTAGATGAGTTACAAGAAACACAAAGTCAAGGCCAAGATCCGTTAATCGCGCTTAAAGAACAAGAAATACAGCTTAAAGCAAGAGATATTCAACGAAAAGAGAACAATGATCAAGGAAGATTAAGCATTGATCAACAAAAATTACAGCAAACAGCAGATATTGCTCAAGATAGAATTGATTCTCAAGAAGATATCGCGCAACTACGTGCTAATGTTAACCTAACTAAAGCAAAAGAACCTAAAAAAATAGATGAACAAAGGAATATACGTTTTGATAATTAAAACTCAAACTGCAGAAGATAGATTAACTGGTTTTTTCGACATGCTAATGAATTTTGTGGAAAAATCTTCACAATCTTCTGAAGATAGGTTACTAATAGGGGGAGCAATGATGAGTATAGCTACTCTTATTTACCATGATGAGCTTGGTAAAGTAGAAGGTAATACTTTATTTGATAATAACGCTGTAGATTTTATTAAAGTGGTAAAACCTACAATACATTAGGAGATAACATGGCATTAAACAATCCAAAACCAAAATTTATAAATGGTTCACTATATCCGAATGCAAAAATGACTGTTTCAAAAGACATGAATCCTTATGCAGGTCCTCATGTAAATAAAACATCAATTGCAGACGTTCACTCAGCTACTATGGAAGGACCAAAGGTCACTCAAAACTTAGGTGCTGGGCCAAAAGGACAAAGAAGTAAAGTACAGATCAAAAAAGTACCATTCAAAGGTTTATTTTAGTCAAAAAATAAGATAAATTCTTTTCTTTAATAAAGGAGGTTATATGAACCTATTAAAAGATCTATGGTCACACGTTAAAGAGTGGTCAGAGTGGAAAATGAAGGACTGGATCAAGGCGGCTATCGTAGCTATTATTGTTATCTGGGTAATTAGCTGGATGACAGGCGGAGCAGCATAATGTTTCAGGTTCTCGGTGGATTACTGGGTGGTAAAGGCGGAGCCTTAAAAACCATTGCTAAAGTAGTCGACGAGATTCATACATCAGAAGAAGAGAAATTAGATAAAAAGATTTTAATGCAACGCATTCAACAAAAGCTTGCAGAAAAACAATTAGATGTTAATGCAAAGGAAGCCAGCCATCGCAGCATATTTGTTGCTGGCTGGCGACCATTCATAGGATGGATTGGAGGCCTTGCGTTAATGTTCGAATTCATTCTATCTCCCTGCATAGAATGGTATAGTAAATTTGCAGGATTAAACCTAACTGCTCCAGAAATTCAAACTGGGCCTCTTCTAGCAATTGTCACTTCAATGCTCGGCGTGGCGGGAATGAGAAGTTTTGAGAAAGCGAAAGGATTAACAAAATGAAAGATTTAAGTGGAGACGGAAAAATAACTAAAAAAGATGTTTTAATAGGCAGAGGAGTCATTGCTAAAAAAAGTGGTGGCATGGCAAAAGGTTCAAGAGAAGGTTCTGTTATTAAAGCAAGCAAAGGGACCCACGTAACAAAAGACGGAAGAACTGTTAAAAAAGGACTTTATTACAACATGAACAAACGCCGTAAAGCAGGGACAAGTCGACCTGGCAAAGGCACTGTTTCTGCAAAAGCTTTAAAACAATCAGCTAAGACTGCTTTTAAACCTAAAAAGAAAAGTTAATGCCTTTTCGCTCTAAAAAACAAAGAGCATACCTTTACGCCAATGAGCCTAAGATAGCAAAAAGTTGGGCAAAAAAACATGGGAATAAGATTGTAAAAAAAAGCGTTGGAGGTTATATAAAGGTTAAACCAAGAGGTTTTGGAAGAATGTTAAAAAATAAAAGACCTACAACAAAAATATATACATGACATACGACGAATTAGCTGGTTCCGTAAAATTATCAGAAGGATTTAGAGATCACGTTTACATAGACACTGAAGGATTTCGCACAATAGGTTGGGGTCATAAAGTAGTACACGAAGATAAATTTGAAGACGGTAAAACATATACTAAAGAAGAATTACAAGAAGTATTTGATAAAGATTTAAAGAAAGCGATAGGTCAAGCAAGGCAGCTCATGGAAGAACATGATGTCACTGATTTGCCTACAACCGCGCAGCATACCATTACCGAAATGGTATATCAGCTTGGAAAATCAGGCGTGTCCAAGTTCCGTAACATGTGGAAATGCCTGCAGGAAAGCAATTTTATTGGTGCGAGTTACGAGATGCTCGACTCGAAATGGAATAAACAAACTCCAAATCGCTGCAAAAAATTAGCTGACCAAATGAAATCATGCGACTAGAAAATTTTTTCACATATTACAAAAAAGAATTAATTGCTAGACAAAAGCAAGTAGAAGAGGCTATATTAGGTGGACAGTGCAAAAGTTGGGAAGATTATAAGTATCTTTCAGGTAAACTTGCAGCACTTAAACAAGAAGAACAGGAACTCACGGACCTGCTAAGAAAAACGGAGCTAGAAGATGAATAAAACAGCAAGTAAATTAATTATGCCAAAACATATTTGGGATGGTAAGAAAGAAGAGAAACAAAAGAAAGATATAGAAAAAGTACCTCAACCTACAGGATATCGTCTTGTTTTATTTCCTTTAAAACTAGAAGGTAAGACAGCAGGAGGTGTAATTCTTACAGATACTGCTATTGAACAAGCTTCGATTGCTACTAATATTTGTAAAGTTATTGCTGTAGGACCTGATGCTTATCAAGATAAGGTTAAATTTCCTAATGGCGCGTGGTGCAAAAAAGACGATTGGATTATCATTACAAAATATGCTGGAGCTAGACTCAGTATTGATGGTGGTGAACTTCGCATAATCAACGACGATGAAGTACTGGCAGTTGTCGACGATCCAAGAGATATTTTGCCAGCTAATTTAATGTAACATGGAGAATTCTATGCAAGAAGTACAGACTAATAAAGCAGAAAAGATGGTTCCAATAGATACATCTGGAGAATCTATAGATATAGAAGTTAAAGAGGATAAAGTTGATTCTGTTAAAGAAACTTCAACAGATACACCTGTTGTAGAGGTTCAAGAAACAACAGATACACCTGTTGTAGAAAACAAAGAAGAGCTAGAAGAATATAGCGTTGGTGTAAAAAAACGTATTGACAAGCTTACAAAGAAAATGCGTGAAGCTGAGAGACGTGAACAAGCAGCAATTGAATATGCTAAAAAAATTCAAGTAGAGAACAAAAATTTAAAATCATTTACAAACATAACATCTAAAGAAAGAATTGCTTCAGATGAAGAACGTTTAACATCTAATGAAAGTTTATTAAAAGCTTCTCTTCAACAAGCAGTTGAAAATAGCGATGTTGAAAAACAAGTTTTAGCTCAACAAGAGTTAGCAAAACTAGCTATTGAACAGGAAAGACTTAAAATAAGAAAACAGAAACAAGCTCAAGCTGAAGCTGTAAAGGAAGAACCTGAGAATGAACAACCTTGGGAAAATACACAAAATCAGCAAGCTCAACAGGCTCAACCTGATCCAAAAGCACAAGAATGGGCAGAAAAAAATAAATGGTTTGGTAATGATAAGCCTATGACATACACTGCGATGTCTTTTCATGACGAAATAGTGTCAGAAGGGTTTGACGTAACATCAGATGAATACTATAATGAGATAGATAAACGTATACGTAAAGAATTTCCCCATAAATTTTCAGATGGAGGGGAAGCTAGCAGACCAAAGCAAAAGGTTGCTTCTGCTGTAAGAACATCGTCCACTGGACGCCGCACTGTGAGACTCACACCTTCACAGGTAGCTATCGCAAAAAAACTTGGTGTGCCGCTCGAAGAGTACGCAAAACACGTGAAGGAGGCGTAATATGACTACAGATAGTAAACAAAAAACCTCACGCAAATTAGAGACCCGTGAACAACAAACTCGTAAAAAAGGTTGGGTTCCACCATCTAATTTAGATGCTCCTGAACCACCTGAAGGTTTTCACCATAGGTGGGTAAGATTTGAGTATAGAGGACAAGCAGACGATAAGAATGTAACCGCTAGACTTAGATCTGGGTATGAACCTGTGAGAGCAGATGAATATCCCGACAGGATAGATTTACCTCATTTAACTGAGGGAAAATTTAAAGGTATCGTAGCAGTAGGTGGATTAATGTTAATGAGATGTCCGATTGAAGTTAAAGAGTCAAGAGATGAATATTTTGCTAATTTAACTAACGATCAACAGAAATCAGTTGACAACGACCTTATGAGGGAAGAGCACCCCTCCATGCCAATTTCTCAAGAAAGGCAGTCTCGGGTAGAATTTGGTGGAAACAAAAAATCTTGATGGGCAAGATTTATGTCTCTACCAACATTGTCTAAAGGAGACATAACATGGCTAATATAAATGCAGCTTTTGGTCTACGTCCTTACGAAAGATCAGGCTCAAATTATAATAACCAGGGTGTTAATGCGTATCCTATTAATTTTGAAGGCTCAAGCAGTGGAACAACAAGTTTAATTTGGACTGGTTCTCCAGTTATCCCTCTAGCTAGCGGATTAATAGATATCGTAGGTGCTGCCGCAGGTGGCACGGTACCTTTATTAGGTGTTTTCATGGGTTGTAAATACATTGCAACTGATGGAACTCCGACATGGGCACCATACTGGCCTGGTTACGCGGCAATTAAGCCGTCAACTGAAGCAATTGCTTATGTGGCTGACAATCCTCATGCATTATTTGTTATTAATGCAGATGGTGCGTTACCAGATAGCGCTCTTTTTGCTAATGCAAACTTTGCAACAGCAATCACAGGAACTAATACAAGTGGTTATTCTCTAGGAGAACTAGCTACAGCAACTATTGCCGCACCTGGTGCAGCATTAAATTGTAAAATTGTAGGTTTCGATGACGAAGCTTCAGTATCAGAAGGCGCAGTTGATAAAACTGCAGCAGGTCGATTAGCGATCGTAAAACTTAACGTTCATTATATGGACTCAACATCAGGAATATAGGAGATTAGGATATGGCTATTAATAGAGCACAGCTTGCCAAAGAACTAGAACCTGGTTTGAATGCCTTGTTCGGTTTGGAGTACGCACGCTACGAAAACGAAGCAGCTCAAATTTTTGAGCAAGAAACAAGTGACAGAGCTTTTGAAGAAGAAGTTATGTTGGTTGGATTCGGACAAGCTAATGTAAAAGCAGAAGGGTCAGCAGTTGGTTTTGATACTGCTTCTGAATCTTTCACTGCTAGATACACTCATGACACAATTGCACTAGCGTTTGCGTTAACTGAGGAAGCGGTCGAAGACAACTTATATGACAGTCTTTCAGCTCGTTACACAAAAGCCCTAGCGAGATCTATGGCTTACACAAAACAAGTTAGAGGCGCTAACGTATTAAACAATGCGTTTACAGTGACTGGTGGAGACGGCGTTACATTAGCTAACACTGCTCACCCAACAGCACTAGGTGGTACTTTCTCAAACAGAAGTGCAACTGATGCGGACCTTAACGAAACCTCATTAGAACAAGCGATGATTGATATTGCTGGTTTTATCGACGAAAGAGGCTTAAAAATTGCAATGAAAGGACAGAAATTAATTATTCCTGTTAACTTACAATTTGTAGCTGATAGAATCTTAGAGTCTACTCTAAGAGTCGGTACTGCTGACAACGACATTAACGCTCTGAAAAATATGGGTATGCTACCTGGTGGTTACACAGTTAACCATTATCTAACTGATACAGATGCATTCTTCATTAAAACAGATTGTCCTAATGGCTTTAAACACTTCGTAAGAGCTGCCCTTGCTACTGGCATGGAAGGCGATTTTGACACAGGAAACATGAGATACAAAGCTAGAGAGAGATACAGCTTTGGTTACTCAGATCCTAGAGCTGTTTACGCTTCAAGAGGTTCATGATCTAACACTGGATCCTCCCAGAGTAAAGAAGGCGCTTGTAAGAGCGCCTTTTTTATTTTACAATGCAATTTACTCAAGACTTAACAAGACAACTACAAGGAGGTTGACATGGGTACAACGACATTTTCGGGACCAGTTAAAGCTGGAACTATAAGAGAAGGCGCAGGCACAAACACAGGGTTTGTTGTTATGGCACAATCAGCAGAAGTAACTGAAGTAAATGCATTTGGCACAACTTCAATTATTATTCCTGCTAATTCACAAATAGTAGACATAAAGTGTTTAGTAACTACTGCTTTTGATAATGGCACAAATACACTTGATGTTGGTATTGCAAGTGATACAGATTTATATGTTGATGGAATGAGCTGCGCTACAGCTGGTTTAGTTAACATGACTGCCGCTACAACTGGTACAGAAGCAAACTGGAAAAACGTTGGTACATCTGACGTTACTATTGTTTTCATTTCTCCAGGAACTGGAAACGGCGAAGGGGTTTTAACTGTAGAGTATATACAAAATAGAAACTTATAGAGGTTAGTATGGGTATGATCTATACAACCGAAGGAGTATCTACTTCAACTATTACTGC